ACCCTATAACAATCCCGAAAATCTAAACACACATGGTAAACAAAGAAAACTCAGTATGACTGTATCACTTACTGATCCTGATGAATACGAAGGTGGTGATTTAGAGTTTGATTTTAGAAACACAGAAGAAGGTTCACAACCAAGAATATGTGAAGAAATTAGAAAGAAGGGTAGTGTAATAGTTTTTCCTTCTTTTGTTTGGCATAGAGTCAAACCAGTAACAAAAGGAATACGACACTCCTTAGTGTGTTGGAATTTAGGATATCCATTTAGATGAGCTTTAAGAAAAATAAATACCAAGTAATTAAAGGTGCTATATCAAAAGAACTAGCAGATTTTTGTTATCAATACTTTTTAAATAAAAGAGCAGTTGCAAGACACTTGTTTGATGATAAGTATATATCACAATTTACTCAATACTTTGGTGTATGGAACGATGCACAAATACCAGATACTTATTCTCATTATGGAGATATAGTAATGGATACTCTATTACAAAGAGTTAAACCTGTAATGGAAAAAGAATCAGGTATAAAACTTACTGAAACTTATTCTTACGCTAGAATCTATAAAAAAGGTGATGAACTAAAAAGGCATAAAGACAGATACTCTTGTGAGATATCTACTACTATGCATTTAGGTGGAGATGAATGGTCAATATACATAGAACCCGATGTTAGAATAAATTTAAAACAAGGGGATATGTTAATGTATCGTGGTTGTGATTTAGAACATTGGCGAGAAACATTTACAGGTAAAGATTGTGCACAGGTATTTTTACACTACAACGATTCTAGTAAAAAAGAAGCTAAACAAAATAAATTTGATGGTAGACCTATAATTGGTTTGCCAAGTTATTTTAAGACATAAAAAAACCCGCTATGTAGCGGGTTTTTCGTTTGTTGAACCATCATCTGGATTTTCTAAACTCTGTTGAAGCCTGTTAGTGTAACCTTCTCTGGCTAGCATTAATCTATCTAGCTGTCGTTTTAAGTTATTTTCTTCTTGACTAATTGATTGGAGTTCGCTTACAAAAGCTTTTTCCATATCAGTCATATCATTAATAAGATATTTATTATCATTTAGTTCCAGTACTGGTTCATTTTTGATTTCTTCACTCATTTGAATATATCCTGCCAGTTTCCTTGTGTGCTAGCTTTCGCATACTCTGTAGCACGGTTTTCAAAAAAGTTGGTATGCTCAACTGCATTTACTTGCATATCAATCCAAGGCAAAGGGTTCTCATCACTAGTATGAAAGATATTCTTCATACCTAATCCTAGTAATCTTCTATCCGCAATATAACGAATGTACTCTTTTACCTCAGCCGCTGTTAAATCTGGAATGTCTGCCTTATCAAAACAAATATCAATAAATTTATCTTCTAGTTCTACTACTCGTTCAGCAGCACAATAGATTTCATACTTTAATTTGTCTGTCCATATCTCTGGATTTTCTGCAATAAATACTCTGAAAAGTTTAGATAGACCTTCTACATGAAGAGACTCGTCTCTTATTGACCATGTAACAATCTGTCCCATACCTTTCATCATATTATGTCTTGGGTAGTTCAATAGTATAGCAAAACTACTAAATAATTGAACTCCTTCTGTGAACGCACTATAGACAGCCATTGTTTTAGCCATCTCATGTGGAGTGTCCATATTAAAGTCTGTAAGATACTCATGTTTTTCTGACATAGCTTGTATATCAAAAAACTCTTGGTACATATCGTCAGACTTTCCTAAAGTTTCTAGTAATAATGAGTAGGCTTCTTGATGTACTGCTTCCATAGCAGCATAGCTTACTAGCATCATTCTCACTTCAGGTTGTTTAAATGTGGGTAGATAATGCTTAGCATATCCACAACACACATCAACATCAGCTTGGGTAAAGAACTTAAATATATTGTCTATAAGTGATCTTTCTCCTTCTGATAATTTTTCTTTATAATCTCTTATGTCATCTTGTAATGGCACCTCTTCAGGTAACCAATGCATTTGTTGTTGTTTCTTATAAAACTCAAATGCCCAAGGATATACAAAAGGTTTATAGTATTCTCTTTCTTCTAGTAGTTGACTCATAATTATCCCTCGCAACTTAAACAATCTTCTTGTTCAAAGATTATTTCTCTTTTTACCTGAGAAGATACATTATCAGCACGGCTGATAGCTTCACTTCTTAGATAGTATAATGTTTTTAAATTCTTAGCCCATGCTAACATATGTATATTGTGTAGGTCTCCCTTATTTACATCTGGTGGGAAAAATAAATTCACACTCTGAGATTGACAAATAAATTCCTGTCTCATAGAAGCGTGTTCTATAATCCAGGCTTGGTTAATTTCTACAGCAGTTTTAAATACTTCTTTTTCATGTTCAGTAAGAATATCAAGATGTTGTACGCTTCCTTTATTTGCAACGATTTCTTTCCATACATTATCTGTATTTGCATCCTTATCTTCTAGTAACTGTTCTAAGTATTTGTTTTTATGTAAATGTGAGCCAGACTTTGTTTTCTGTGTAAAAGCATTTGCTCTGAAAGGTTCTATACTAGGACTTGTGTTTCCACAAATAATACTAGAACTTGCATTTGGAGCTATTGCTAATAGATGTGCGTTTCTTACTTCGCATGAATCATCATCAGGACACGCGCCTCTTTCTACAGCAAGTTTTCGTGTAGTTTTTACAGCATCATCTTTGATGTGTTTAAATACCTTCATATTCATTGCTGTGGCATACATACCCTCAAAAGAAAGATTTTGTTTTTGTAGGTACGCATGGAATCCCATAGCTCCTAGTCCAATACTTCTTTCTCTCATAGCACTAAATTTAGCTTTCTGTAATGTATCAGGTGCATCTTTTATAAACACTGTCAAAACATTATCTAACATTCGTACTAAGTCTGGTATAAATGCTGGTACTTTGCTCCATTCGTCAAAATGCTCCAGATTTACACTTGAAAGACAGCATACTGCTGTTCTTTCTTCGTCTGTTGCAAGAGTAATCTCTGAGCAAAGGTTACTATGATTAACTCGTAGTCCTTTACTTTTTTGAAAGTCTGGTAATCCTTCTTGTACAGCGTCTTCGAACATTAGATAGGGTTCACCTGTCTCCATTCTATTCTGTAATAGTTTTACCCATAGTGATCTTGCGGACACTACCTTTTTGACTTGTTGAGTGTGGGGATCTATAAGTTCCCAACTGTCATCAAAGTCAAGTTCTTTCGTGGCTTTATAGATTATCTCCATAAAGCTATCTGGAATAACTACTCCATGATGTAAGTTTGTACACTTACGGTTAATATCTCCACCAGTTGGTTTGCGAATATCTAAAAATTCTTCTATCTCAGGGTGACTCATATGTAGGTATGAAGCATAGCTTCCTCTACGAGTTACTCCCTGTGAAAAAGCAAGCATCTCTGCATCTACTACTTTCATAAAAGGTATAACTCCTGTACTCTCTGAGCCTTTTGAAGTTTTTGTTCCTTGTGATCTGATAGAACTCCAAGAACCCCCAATCCCACCACCTAAAGATGATAGGTATGCATTTTCTGTGTAGTGTTCTGTTATGCCTTCTCGGCTGTCATCTACATAGTTTAAAAAGCAACTAATTGGTAAACCTCTTCGTGTACCACCGTTTGATAATAATGGTGTGGCAAACATAAACCACTGCTTACTAACATAGTCATACAACCTTTGTGCATGAGCTTCGTCGTCAGCAAAAGCTTCTGCAGCTCGTGCAAATGCTTCCTGTGGTGATTTCTCATCACCCACCATATATCTTTCTTCTAAAGTTCTCAAACTGAACTCAGCTAGTAAAGAATCTTTACTATAATCAATCTCTATTTTCATTCAAATATCCTGTTATCTGTGAGGATAAATCCTCTAAATTCATGTCTGCTTCGATTATTGCTTGCTCTGAGTAACTCACTAAATCCATGAGTTCTGCATTAAGTAATAACCTGTCTGCGTTTTCGTTTAGAGACTGTATGAATTTATACTTGCTGTCGATAGGACAAGCGTTGTATATATCAAATAAGTCTCCGTACTGTTCGATAAGAGATACAGCCCTCTTAGGACCAATGCCTGCGATACCAGGTACGTTATCACCTGTGTCACCAGCTAAGCATTTCTGAGTCAAGTACATACTTGGCTCTACATCATAGTGGTCTTCCCAATTATCTATAGTAATTTCTTTTCTAGTTACTGTGGAGAATCTAGAAACTCCGTCTTGTATAAGCAAATCCCAATCTCTATCTGAAGAGACCATCCAAATCTGGTCTATACCAAATTCTGCTTTCTTTCCGACAATCCATGCGGCTAAATCATCAGCCTCTAGTCCGTCTTGTCTTATTGTTAAATGTCCTCTTTTCTGTAATTGAGTAAAGGCATTTTTGAACTCACCCATAAATTGGGCAAACTCTGCTTTTTCTGCTGCAGTTTGCTCTGCATACTTCTCCGACCGATTAGCTTTGTAATCAGGAGAGAGGTTTTTTCTGTAGGTACTTCCACCGTCTGCTAGTACAACTATGTTTCCACAGTCGTATGATTTTGCTAGACTTTCCACCGTTCTTACATAGTCATGTTTGTACTCGAGTTGTTTAGAGTGCTTCCACCTAAATGCAACATTTAGTCCATCAACTATTAGTAAGTTCCCATTCTGGATCGGGTTCCCAAGGCTTGAGAATGTTATCGCCATTTGTAAATTCCATTTGTTCATTTTCTAGCCACTTTTCTGTGTTCATCACATATGCACCGAGCCAGTTTATGTACATATATCTTTTTTCTACTGTAGGTTTTCTTGAGGTTACTACAAACCAATTCGAATAATTCTGTTTCATAATAATCAAAGGCTCTTGTTTCATTTGTTGAGCCTGTAATATTGCTTTATTCCACCAAGTCACAAGATTATTACTCTTTTGAGTAAAGATCTTGTGGGTGAAACCCATGTCCTTATAGTGTTTAACTTCTATAAGGAATAGGTTATGTTTGTCTTCGACATACAGATCGCCCTTAATTTTACCACTACCGCTTCCAGGCGTCTGTGTAAAGTTAAGTCCTGTATATCTATGTAGCAGTGCTGCTACTTCTTTTTCTGCTTTTGTTCCTTTCTGTCTTGCGTTTACCATATGTTTTACAATGTGGGCAGACTGAGTCTACCTGTATAAATATTGTACGCTTAAGTACAGGACATTCGTGCTTGACGAATGTGTCCACTACTCAAGCCTACTTATATTGTCCTCTTTTATGACCTCTATCTTAGATAGAAGTGGATGAGTCCAGCCGTGAGAAACTAAATATGTATTCAGTTCTTCTCCGAGTAATATCTCTACTAACTTCTCCTTGCCCTCATCATCAAGTACACTTATAATCTCATCGAGAAACAAGGTGTTGATGCGAGAACTAGAAATACTACTCATTAATTTTCGTATTGCTAGTAGTGTAGCAGTATTGACTCGAGCAAGTTCACCACTTGATAAAGCTAATATGTCTACTACTTTTGAGTTATCTGTAATCTCTACATTTAGTTTGTCGTTAGATACTACAAACTCTAAGCTAAATCTACCATCTGATAGATTAGCGAGATATTCATTTGTCAAGTCCTCTAGGTCTTTGACAAGGTTTTCTATTTTATATGCGAGTAATCCGTTTGTACTGAAAGCTTTTTTCAGTATCTCAAGATGAGTCGACTGTTCTTCTATTTTACCCAAGGCTACGACAACTTCTTCCAGTTGCGTTTCCATACCCTCCGATTGTTCTTGGATAATTGATACACGAGTATTGTGGCGTTCCGCCACTAAGTTACCTGCACTTGTAATCTCTATTTCTTCTCTTACATTTGCAATCTTGGAAGAAAGTTCGTCAATTTGGGAAGATATGTCATCACCGTCCAAAATTGTGGAAGGTAGACTGTTGTCCCAATCTCGAATAAGACTTTCGTACTCTCGTTGATGATTGTCGCGAATTATACATAACTTATTATGTTCTCTTGCATCCGCAATTTTTTCATTATACATAACCATATAGTTACTTGCATTTGTCTTCGCATTTACATAGTCTATATTAATTTCTTCCAATTTGTCCCAATCTATCTCTTGCTCACAAGTTGGGCATTGCCCTTCAAGTTCATCAAGTTTGTCCAAATGCGCTTGAGCTTCAGCCAGTTTGGAACTATATGTTCCAAGTTGCTGCAGCATAGCAGTCAGGTCAATCTCCTCTCCTTTGAATAATCTATGCTCACTACTTTCGTACTCAGCAAGTTGTTCTTTTATAAAATTATTATCTATAATCTTTTTATTATTCTCAGAGATCTTTTCAAAGTCGTGTCGTAAAGACTGTAATTCTTGTTCGTCACTTTCTGAGAATTTTGGCAGATTTAACACTGGGAGTATATGTGTACTCTCCAATTTATTTTCATCTAACCATTTCACTATTGTGTCGGACTTACCGTTGAGGTTATTAACTTCGAACGAAATCTCTCTAGCAGCGTCCTTGAATATATCAAAGAACTCTACATATTCTTCTAGCTTTAACAAATCAATTAGAAACTTTTTTCTGTTTGTATCTGTTGCAGTTAGGAACTGTAATGATGTATTCGTGTTCTGATACACGAGTTGTGTGAATGTTTTAAAATCTAATCCAAGTAAATCTTGGACTGTTTTATATGTATTTGTAGCTGTGTGGCTAGAAATATCATCTCCATTCTTGTAAAGTTTACATTTAATACTTGCCTTACGAGACACATCAATCTCGTAGTCATTATCATCTACTTGAAAAGTAAGATTTATACTGTATCCGTCATTTACAAAACGGTTTTGGATTTCTTGTTTCTTTATTCCTTTGCTGTTTTTATTAAAGAGGACTTCCTCAATAATAAGTGGTATGGATGATTTACCCATTCCATTTGTCCCAACAAGCTGGGTAAGATTACTGTCGTTAAGATCAAGAATATTGTCTCTGCCATAACTAAAACAGTTATCCCAGCGTAGCGTTTTTAGAATAATCATTAAACACTCCCATTATTGATTTGATTTTATCATCATTTAAATTAAGTATAGCACTCATGTACTCTACCAGTTCTTCCTCTATAGTCATATCTTTCAAATTCAACGTAGCTTCACTACTTCGTTTTACTACTTTCTTATCCAGTAGTTCCGAGTTCTTAATGTTAGCAAGGTCAGCTACATCTCCTTCGATTTCATATATGGTATGGTGAAACTCGGTGGCAATCATTTCATCTTCTGTTGTTACGGTTTTCCTTAACAACTGCGGAAGGTCAAATTCATGCCATGTCCAGTCTGCGCCATCAATTATAAGGTAGCCTGTTTTAACCACATCTCTATGAAAAGAAGTTGTCATTGGTGAACCAGGATAGACAATGTTTCTCTGTGTATTGGTGTGACTATGTAAGTCTCCAGCAAATACCACAGGGAAATCATTAAATCTTTCTAAGTCAACCTCAGGCGTTACATGAGGGGGTATTTCACCTCTCACATGAGTATATAAAGGTTTACTACTATCACAGGCTTCTATTGCTCCCTTCTTATGCAAATCTGCATACGGAAGTATAGTCCCCCACTCAAACTCTGTAGTTTCATCTATGATAGTAACTAAGGGGTTTACATCAGTCGTGGCACGCTTAAGGTTAGAAAAGAAAGTTTTGTTCTTCTTAGTTGCTTCATGGTTACCATCATAAATGATAGTAGGAATTCGTATCTCTTTAATAAAATCAAAGTAGAGTGTCAATTCGTCCATTGAAGGAACTCTGTCAAACAAGTCCCCACCTATAACATGAAGGTCTACTGTTCTCTCTAAGATATGAACTACCTCAAAGAATAAATCGTAGCGACTACATGCCCAAGGCATGGGTACATTTTTCTGTCCTAGCTTAATATGCCAGTCTGCTGTAAATAAAATCATCCTACGAATGCGTCCCCAGGTGTCCAAGAACATCCTGTAAGACCACCAGCTTTTAGAGCTTGTAGTGTTCGTAAAATTTCATTTGCATTTCTTCCCGTATCTAATGCATTTACTGATACGTGTTGAACTATACCTTCGGGGTCAATAATATATGTTGCCCTATAGTGTACTCCATTATCTTCGTCAACTATTCCTAGTCTGTGTCCAAGTTTAAGACCTGCATCTGCACAGAGAACATGCTGGATATTAGTAATATCAAGATTTTGTTGTTTCCATGCAAGTTTACAGAATTCGTTATCTGCACTGACGCCGATAATATCAGCGTCATCTACAAGATAATCCATATCTTTGATCTCTGTCGGGCAAATAAAAGTAAAGTCTTTTGGGTAAAAGTACATTACTGTCCACTCGTTTAGTAATATGTCGACATCAACGATATCATTTGTATCATTGACACCAAGCATACTAAAGTTTGGGAATCTATCTCCTACTGATACCATTATATTCTCCTAAGAAATACTAAATTCAGAGTCAACATCAGAAGGTGTCTCTGCACCAGCTGAAGGTTGTGTTACTCTTTGTAATAGTTCTAGTTGAGCATCGGCTGTAGGTCTAGGAAGGACGTCATCCATTGAACGAAGGTCAACACATGCTGCTACTTCTTTTTCGTTTAATGGTCTTGGTTTGCATTTTAATGCTTGTAGTCTATACTCTACATTAAAAGCCATTGGTCCAGTTTTAACTCTTTGGAAGCATACATCCCAACCTGTTTCGGGATCAGTTGGATCTCCGATATCTTCAGCTGCAACCATAATTTGTTCCATGAGTTTCTTTTTTAGATTAACAACTTTTACATTGCCATCTGCAGGATCTATGCCTTGAATTGCATATGCCCAACCACATTTAAGGTCAGGAAAGAATTCTCTTACATAGTCTTTGTCTTTGTTGTTGAAAGTTTCTGTCTCACGATCGTAAGCTAGACATTCCATAGGAATATTCTTGCCATTTTCTCCTTTGATCCAGTAAACATATCTTGGTAAGATGTCTCCAACTAAGCGAATTACGTTATCGCCCTCTTTATAAGTGTATTGGTCTATCTTGTCTTTTTTTGCACTTCCTTGTGCTTGATTAAATTTTAATGCCATTATGTTCTCCATTTAGCGTTATCCTCAAATAGAAAGTGTACTAGACCGTTCTCTATCCGAAGCATTCTGTTGCGATTTACTATCGTTGTTTCGACAGGCAAGTGTATCAACTCTAGTGTTGTCTCACCTGTTCGGTTGTAATTAAAATAATTTCGGTACGAGGCTACTGCAATATATTCTGCAGCTTCCTTGTTGCTATAATTTTTTCTCTCTGCTAATAACTGTCGGGGGTTTAGTAAAAAACTATTGCCCACAAAACTTTTACCAAAATATTTGTAAGTCTTGTCTTTCTTACTAGCAGGGATTCGTTTATAAGTTAAAAGATGAACGATTGTAAGAATCGAAGTTGAATCTCCATTCGTCTCTCTAAATATCTTTTCCCAATTGTATTTTATCATATATTATAACAAATTTTAAAACTCATGTCAAGTAGTATTTTTCGGAGGTTCTCACAAGGTAGATATCTCGTATCCTTCTTTGAGGTAATACCCCATGCGCATACTAGCTTGTCTACTTGCTGTCTTTCCGATTAGATTTATATCCACTACTATAGGTTGTTTTTTGTCCTTGTAGTCCCTAATTATTCTTCCAATGAGCTGTGTAAGTAATGGCTCATTGTTTACTGGTGTAGCAAGAATTAAACAGCTAAGAATATTTAAAGAAATACCCTCAGAGAAAATAGACTGTGTCCCATATAGAACGTCTTTGTCCTCAAAAATCTGTTTAATTATATCTGCTCTATCTTCGTGATGGACTGCTCCCGTTACACAAACTGCGTTATCACCAGTGAGTTTGGCACAGTTCTTTAGGAAGTCCACTCTATCAGATACCACTAACACTTTATGACCTTTAGCCGCGTATGAGGCAGCTGCCATAGCCACAGAATGTTGGTACTCTGGGTTGTAGGCTAACTCATTTACTCTGTTAGCCCAAGGTATACTATTTCCGTCCATGAATCGTATATCCAATCTTAGGATATTAATTTTAGGCATCATAAAGTTTTCCTTTGGTGGTTTAAGGACATTGTTTCCAAAGTAATCACGGAAGACTACATGTCTACCATCTTTTCTTTGTAATGTTCCTGTCAACCCTATCTTATGTCTAGCGCAATTCTTATCTATAATTCGTGAAAAAGTAGGTGCGCTACAGTGATGCATTTCATCAAGTATGATTGTTCCAAACTCTTGTCGTATTTGTGGAATCTTTCGGTATAAACTCTGTATATTGCCAATAACTATAGGGTGGTCAATTTCAAACTTACCACTACCTATAATTCCAGCTTTAAAACCAAATACTTTTTCTACTTCATCTTCCCACTGCTTCCGCAATGCAAGAGTGTGAGTAACAACAAGTGTTTTCTGTCCAAGCTTACCAGCTATTGCAAGACCTGTAAATGTCTTACCCCAACTTACCCATGCGTTTATTATACCACCGTCGCCAATCTGATCATAAACCTCTTGTTGACTTGGTCGTAATGTTAAGTTAAACTTAGGGAACTCTATTGGTATATTAGTTCTCTTATCTGTGATTTCATGGTCGGTGGGAATTAAGTCTAGTCTGCCTACTGGTATTGCAACGAGTCCCTGCCTTATCATTGCCATATTTTTTATAATTAAGGGCGGGTCTCCATACTTAAATGAAGGTATTGCATAAGTAAGTTCCTTATCAATCTTTTGCTGTTGGTGTGGAAGTACCTCTAGGTATATCCTATCACTTATGACTGCTTTCATGACCAGTTATTTATCACATTTGCCATAATAAAAAGTGCGCATACTACATTAATTCCTAGTATAACAGTTCGTATAATGCCAACATAGTCTTCGTTCTTTACATCATAGCCATCTTCTTCATCGAATGAGCCTAATGCGTGTTTCCATATTGTCCATAAATTTCTCATGCGTGATACAACCTTGTATTCCAAGGGTTTATATTTATAGAGGTTCTAACTCCTTCGAATTCTTCTACTCCATGATATAATCCTTTTGAGAATACTACTAATCTATTTGATTTAGGTACTACCTCTACTCCATTATCGAACTGTAATTTACCATTAACTAAATCTTCTACTTCTAGATAGTATACTGTTGAGCATACTGGGTATCTAGCCATGCCTAATTTTAAGTAAGCTACTTCATCTTTGTCGT